GGTGGAGTCCTCGGGTCAGCGGAAGACGGCGCAGTGAACGAAACTAGGATCGGTGTTCGTGTACGTTGAACCGCCGGCCCCCATGCTTTGAGACAAAATCCTGAAAGAGGTCGTGGTCGGGTTAGTGTTCGCATTTTGTGACATCCACGTTTGGTTTCCGGAAGCTATGCTTGCCGGCCCACCTGTTACGTTGAACGAATAATTCGCATCTGGCATCGCAGTAGTGAAGTTCACCGTGTAATCACCTGTCCCGTTATCCGTAATACTCGACACATTCCCACTTGCACGAATAGCTACAGTGCCAGTGCCGTTAAAGTTCACCCATGCGCGGCAGGCAAATTGAGGCAGTAGAGCCGTGCCGCCCGGTATGACGGATAACTGAGAGCCGTCAGGGGCTATTTGAAACCGTGTCGCGCCGTTATTGAAAAATGCAGTGACTCCAGCCGCTGTGGTGTTTGCCACAAAAAGACTAGTACCGATCTGAACAAATTCACCGTTATTCGCCCCGCTAGAAACTACCAGGCCAGTGGGTCCAGAAGGCTTTGCCACATGAAGCCCATAGACTGACGGTGAAATCGTCCCAATGCCAACATTGCCACTTGTATCCCAAAATAAACCACCAGTGGATAATTTAGCTGGAGTGACAGAACCATTAGGTATAGCCAAAGGACTACCATCTGACCTTTGATAACCAGCAACCCTCCACCCGTTAGCAGGGCTTCCGATCGGCACTACAATAGCGCTATCCCCTGCTGCCGTGGTGATGTTAGCCGCGCCGGGAAGTATCAGCGTAGTAGCGTTATGCGTCAGCGTAAGCGCACCGTCGAAACGTATATATCGAGGCCCGTTGTAATTCGTGCCAAAGCTGGTTATTGTCGTTGTGCCAATTATGTTCAGAAATACCGAATTTTGCGCGCCTATGTCCGTAGTGGTCGCGCTTACCAGGTTTTGCGGCGTTCCTTGGCTGAATAATTGTTCCCAGCGTACAGAATCGCCGGTGGCAGAACCAGCACCAAGCCCGGTCAGCTTGTTCCCGGTCATAGGCAGGTTCCCCGTGACCGGCGTTTGGCCGTCTGCCGAAAGCGACTGCGTAAGCGCTGCCGCTATGTCATTAGCCAGGTTTTGCCAGTCTGCCGCAGTAGCGGAAACCCCGTTGATAGCAGGGTTCCAGCTATTCACTGGTAGACTGTATACTCCGCTTCCGTTACGTGACATTTTTATCCTTTATTGGGTACTTAAAACAGGAACAGCAGTTGGCAAAGATTGTCTTAAAGCGTTAATCAAAGCTTGATTTTGTGGGCTTGCTTGAGATGCCAATATTCTAGCCAAAGCCGGGCTATTTAATGCTGAACTTACACCATAAGCAGCAGGAGCCGTTGCTAATATTGTTGGCTCAAAATAAGAACCAACACCCAAAGCGCTACCTAGTGCATTTTGTACAAAAGCTCGCGGACTGCCGCCTGTTTGCGCGACACGATCAGCAACAAACCTAGACCCCATTTGCGCCGCTTCTCCTAGAGGCGTATTGCTTGCTCCCCTTCCGTATTGCTGGAATACGGCATTAGGCAACAAAGCGGCAGGAACATCGCCCATTTCTCTACCAGCAACTCCGACCTCACCTTTAGCCAGCAAAGGTTCTACCGTTTTGAATGCTCGGTATTGCTGTTTGTTCATAGTCAGCGCGGCAGCATCCTCCGGCGTTAGTCCCCGACCAAATGCGGATAGCACTGATTTTCTAAGATCGCTTAATAACTTTTGATGAAACCCTTTTTCTCCTTCAGCGACGATTCTTAATCGAGATTGCCAGTTGTTTGCAAAATTACCGGGGATTGCTCCGTTTTCTTGCCTTCGTAGCAAGTTTCCGATTATCTTGTCAATTTTTGTTATTTGTTCCGGGTCAAGATTTTCAGCAGCTTCTTGTTGTATTTTTGCAATGTCATCAGCTAGATTTGAATCTAGTACGAGTTTATTATTCCCCCACAGACGATTAAACTCAGCGCCCAACCTCTTACTCGCGTCGTCCATTACGTCTGGTGTTAGTTTGTCAAACTCAGCGCCAAAAGATTTCCCTACCTGACGATTAAACCATTCCTGTTTTGCTTTTGCAGCCGCGTTTGCAGGTCGTCCGATTATTGGAAGGTCAGCTAAAAATGATCGTGTTCCTTTGACCATTGCATTTTCAGATAAATCAGCAATACCAAACGGCGCTTTAGCCTCTAATGCTTTTTTTACTAACGAATCATTAACATTTGGACGAATTAAAGAAATAGCACGTTGCGCAACCGGCAATGCAGCGCCAAAAATGGCACCAGTGTCAGCATCTTCCGGGTTAATCAAACCAGCAGCAGTAGCGCCGGTAGCAGTGCCGCTAAGCAATCGTAATCCGGCGTTTGCAAGCGTAGCACCCATACCGCCTCGAATACCGGGCGACACTAAACCGCCACCGCGCAACGCATTGACTATGGCTGGCGCGGCTCTTAGCGCTTGAGCGCCTTTTGCCAAAATTCCTGGCACGCCAGCGGTTCCCGCTATTGCTGTAGCGAATCTGCCGCCTTGGTAGCCAAAAGATTCAGGGTCAGCGCCCAAGTTTTTTAGCCCTTCCTCTGTCGCCGCTCGCCTGTCGAATTGTTTGAACCCGCCAACCCCTGTTTTTTCAGACAGGTATTCAGCCGCTACATCTACTGGCTTTAGCAACGTCGCCCCAATGTTAGCAGCTTCGCGAATAGCCCCTAAAGTGCCTTGTACGGGCAGTGAACCCATTACTTCTTGTTTAAGCATTTCGCCAAATGACGGTTTGGTCTGTTTTTTGCCAAGATAAGCATCTGGGTCAAAATTTTGTGAAGCTAAATAAGCATCTGGGTCAAATTTAGCCATTATTTCACCCCAAGGCGACGTTTGATTTCAGCGGCACGCGGGTCATTTGAGTTGGCATTTGCCCAATCAAGAGCCTGCTGGTCTTGTGGTGATAGTTGTCCAGTTTTCCCGGCGGTAGTTGCCCCAGGGCCTGCGGTGGCTTCCATGTCCTTTTCTGCTTGCTTACGCATTTGTTTTTTCTGTGCAATTACCGAATCGCTATCCCCAACAACAGGAAAAAATGTACGCCGGTTTAATTCAACCTCACCCTGAGTTGCTGCCGCGCCAGTTTTGGCGCGCAAATAAGCTTCTGCCCATTGGTTTTGAAGTTGCGCCACCTTTTGTGCGTCCGCTCCTGCGGCAAAGTTTGTCGCAGTTAGTCCAGTCATTGCGGTGGAAACCGGACTAACTTGAGGAAGTTTATCTAATTCTTCTGTAGCAGAGCGCATTTGACCTAGAAATAAAGTGCCTTTTGCCTGGCTTTCGGTTAAAGGTTTTTGTCCAGAAGCGTTTGCAAACGGACCGCCAGGAATTGGCTCAAGTGACCCGTCAGGCTTGAACCTATAACCCGGTGGAACCTTGCCGCCTGCGCCGCGCTCAACTTCCTGGCGACGAAGTTGAATTTCTTGACCGCGCAAAGAAACATTTGCAGCTTCACTGGGCGACATACCAACAGTAAATGATTGTCCGGCTGTAGGCTTAACAAGTTCAATTTTGTTTCCTCGATTAAGTTGAATCGGCGCTAGATAAGCCGGAACCGGCGACCCAACAGGCTGACCAAAATCATCATACGATTGAATTAGTTTTTCGCCTCCAGCGCCTTCTATTTCAACAGTACGCGCTACCTTATCACGCCCAAAATTGCGCGATTCATAATAAGATTTCACGGTTTCTACCGGAACACCAGCGGCTATGGCTTGTTGTGGCGTTGAGCTTTGCAGAATGGACATTAAGCGTTGATTTTCTTGCGCTTTGCGTTGCTGTTCGGCTTGTTGTTGGGCAAAATTTGCCGCGCCAGTAAAACCCGCCTGACGGTAGCCAGCATCAGGCGCACCCATCAATGCTCTATAAGCGCCTGGCATATCTTGTGGCTCTGCGGGTCTTGGTGGGCCAGCAACATCGGGCGGCAATACTTCAGCCGGTCGGCCTAACGCTTTTTCGGTGAAACCGCGAAGCGCGTTAGCTAAAGCTTTTTCTCTTTCACTTCCGATTTGCGTTATTTCTTCCTGCGCCATTTGTTGCCCACGCATACCGCCGAGCGAACGAAGGCCAGCGGCTAGATATTCAAGCGGGTTAGGGGCAACGTATATATTCCCCACCATGCGGCCTTGCGGAGCTTGGTATTGAGCTTGCTGGCCGTAGCGTAATGCTCTTTCACGCGCTAGTTGCAGTTGTTGTTCGTAGTCTGTCATGATTACCTTTCAAACAAACTAGGGAATTGTTTGCCAAGGAAAGCGCCACCCAAAGAACCACCGCCAGCAACCGGAAGCTTGGCAATTCCCATACCTAACCCAAAAATGCCGCCCAACGGGCTAGAGGCTTGCTCGGCGTTGTAGGCGTTCAATTGTGCGCCATATTGAGCATTAGCAGCATTCAGGTAATCAGGGCCTTGCGTAGCGTTTTGCAATGCGAACTGCTGGAACTGAGGCGCTTGTACTTGATTGCCAGAGCGTAGCGCGTTAATCAGGTTAAGCGGTCGGTCTTGCAGATAAGCCTGTTCTTGAAGCGCCGCTGCACGGTTAGCCTGGTCAAGACTGATACCCTGCATTGCAGCTTGCGTCATCAGATCATTAGCTTGCTGGTTTTGCATCGCCATTTCACGCGAGAATGCGTCAGAACCCAAGCCAATGCCGGTATTTGCCAATCGTTGCCGGGTGGCTTCTTCTTGCGCTTGCAGTTGCGGCCTAAGTCTGGCCAAAATCGCTTCTTGCGCGGTCTGTCCGACATTTATACCTCTGGTCGGTAGGCCGCTAACGTCTAGCTCAGGGTTTTCAAATATCTGCCGAGCGCGGTCAAAACCAAGGTTGGCAACCTCGCCGTATTTCCGATTGAGCGCTAGTTGATCGTCAAGTGCGGCCTGGGCTTCCGGGGTCAGGTTGGTGTATTGTTCCCATACGCCATCATCATCGGTCGGTCTTTTATAAGTCAGCGAACCCCAGGGAGTGTATTGATTTATGCGGTTCGCTTTAGTGGTGTATTTTGCGGCCTCTAAATTGCCAGCCGCCGTTTGTTCTGCCGCGCCGCGATAATCTGGCGGGGGTGGTGCGCTTCCTTTGCCGCCCTCTAAAGTTACAGGACTGTAGCTTAATGGGCCAATTTTGCGAAAAGCATTGATCGGTAAATCAGGCTGGTCATGAAAGTACCGCATTAGAAACCCCTCAATTTTTGAATCAATGCGCGATTAACAGGTTGGTTTAATTCGCGCCAGCCAGGACCACCAGCAAACATTCTGTCACCGGGCTGCGTTGGTTGTTGTGGTGGCTGTTGTGGGGGTTGAATTTGTGGGGCTGGTGTTAATGGTGTCCCATCAAGATTAAAACCGCTTTGTGGCCGACGATTTAATTCGCGCCAGCCTGAACCGCCAGCAAACATACGGTCATTTGTTTGTTGCCCTTGGCTAGATGGCAATATTGGCATTCTTCCTTTAAGCACAGTATTTCCCTTTAATATATTTACATTCGTCCTTGAACATTCGGAACAAATATATATCGCCATCAGGGATAGCCTGCGCTAAAGGCAATTCTAGCGTAAATCCCATCTGCTCGACAAGTTTTATAGCTTTTTCGTTCGTTGATGCTACCGGAACCGTAATTCGCTTGACGTTTAACTGATTGAACGGGTAGTCGTAGATTATTCCTAAAAACTTTCTGTTCGCCCAGTTTCCTTCACCGGCAATATGGCAAAAGATGTTTGTTCCTGAATAATCTTCATAAACCACGCCAGCGTTTAATTTTCCGTCTTTAACCTGTCCAATAGCAGTGCCGCGTCTAGGCGTCCATTCGCCGCCTGCTTTCTCAAGCACCCATTGCCCGACTATTTCGGCGTCAAAGCACAGAGTTGGCAGGCTGGTAGACATAATCAACGTTTGTAAATCGTACTTCTGCCCCGTTATTTTGCACTTTAAGCCTTAGTGCGGCAGAGTTTGCCACCGCCCCGACAGTATTCCAGCCCGTCGTCGAGCGTAACCCGCCGCCCCAGACCATCGTACCCCAAACCATCGAACTCCACACCATGCCAGTAGGCGCGACAAAACTTAACGTGCCTTGTGGGTCTTGTGCCAGATAGTTTGTATTCAGCCCATATAACGCAGTCGGGTTTCCGCTTGTTAAAATGTACGGGCGCACCATGGTGAAATACTTGTTGAATGCCTTATTGCCAAAGTAACCGAAGGCGGGCAAACAATCAGCTTGTATGGGCGCGGACACGTCAACATTAGACACCCATGCCTTGTAAACCTTGGTATTGTCTGCGTAATAAAGACCGGTCGAGGCGCGTAACAACACGTTCGCATTCCAACCGGTGAACTTAGTCCATGCGCCGGTTATTGTGTTTTGTGCGAACTGATACGCCCCGCCGGTTGCCGGTACGTTCAATAGCATCATGTTTTCTTCGGGGGTAAGGCACAATTGCCACCCGAATGCCGACGAGAAAGAATTTGCCGCTATTGAGACACTATTCTGTATATTGTCCGTCAAAGCAACTCGCCTATCGACACTGGCAGACAATAGCCCTCTACCCAAAGGAAAGACACCCTCGGTCGTATTGACAGCCAGATCACCGCCGTACTTTGCCGCGCACCGTCTTCCAAGTGGCCGCCCAAGCTGAAACACGCCAATGATCGAAAAATCACCGCCAGCACTTGGGTTGCTCCCTCGATAAACCGCCACCTCGCCATTTGTCGATAGCACGACAAAATGATCATCAGCGCCAGCGCCAGCGTCAACCGTCCATGTATAACACGCCTGAATTGAGCCGCCATTTCTAAACACACTGGACAAATCAAGAGTGCCAGCAGCGCCCCCTATTTGACCGACCGGCAAAAATGCCACCGTCATGCTGTTTTTAACGACAAAGTACAACCTCGACTTAAACACGCAAACGTGCACCAAACTGGTAGTCGTAACGCCAGTAATTGAAGGCGACGACGCGCCGTCGATAGCTGTCCAGGTGGTGCCGTTGAATAACTGAGGCTTATCTACCCCGTTCACTAAGTACAGAAAAGACCCGCCAGCGGTCGTCACGTTAGCATCTTGCCATTGCGCCGAAGTTTGTCCAGTAACAACTGCCGCGCCAAGCGTTCCAGCGGTTGTAACGTCAAATATAGACCCGCCAGCCGCAGCAAATAGCTTAGATACGCCTGACGTTGGAAGATACTCAACCAGCGTTTGTACCGGGTTTGTAAAGCCGGTAACGTGGTTTGCGCTACCTTTTCTGATGCCTAAGTAACCCGGATACGGCCACCAGTTATCAAGAATCAGCGCATATTCAGCAGGCATGTCGGCAATGCTATCGCGGTCATTGAGACCACCGACAGGGGCGGGAATAGAGGTGGCGCGTGCTGTTGCCATATCAGCCTGGGAAATTTCCGTCTTGAATGTTCCACTCGGTCAATAGAATATTACGCGGGAATGAGCCGAGTGACAATTTTTGTGCCGATTTATCCTGCGCTTTTATGGTATCAAACATGGCGCGAAACTCGGAAACGTCAAAACTTGCATCCAAGCCTTTTGCGGCCTTCCATTGCACCTTGAGACCAGTCAGCATCAGCGAATCATCAAACATTGACACGTCTGTGTCTGCTTGGTATTTGTACCGATAAACACCGCCACCAGCATCAATCCAGTTTTTCGAGACATAGAAAAACGAAAGGTTAAGGCCACCAGTCGCAGGGTCAACCTCCACGAAGTTATTGGCTATTCTGAAACGAAGATTGGGGCCTTGGCTGATAATGGCTGATTTGTATATCTGCCATTCTTGAGTAGTTGCAGGGCCTATCAGCGGCCATTGTGACGTTCTGTCCCACTCGGTCTGCGGTATTTGTCTGAGCCAGTCAGTAGGCAGTGCATATTGCGACTGCCCCTGTACTGTGGTGAAGCTGTATTCCGTATTTAGCTTCTGCCACTCATATTGCCGAGAAATGTCACGTCCGAGCCTGTTTGCCAGCGCCAACAATTGAACAATCTGCGGGTCTGTATTGCCGACAACAAAGCTCGGACTTGATAACCCCAACTCGCCGGTGACTTGTTGTATCAGTTCGAGCAGGGTGTAA